CCCCTAGCTTTCTTTTTAAGGTGAGTATATGTGGCTTAGTGCTATCACAAGTATTGTAGGTACTTTCCTTAAAAACAAAGCTGCTGAAAAGCAAGCTGTCCATGACTCCAAGATGCGACGCATAGATGCTAACGCTGATTGGGAAACTCAACAAGCCAGTGCTTCTCAGACTTCTTGGAAGGATGAGTGGTTTTCCGTTATCCTTAGTTTGCCATTGATAGGTGCGTTTATACCTTCAATGGTTCCTTATGTTGAACAGGGATTTATAGTCTTGGAGACAATGCCAGATTACTACAAAGGATTCTTAGGTGCTGCAATAGCGGCTAGTTTTGGTATGAAAGCTGTATCCAAGTGGGGTAGCAAATAATGGCTGAAAGTTTTGCTCCAGACTTAGATTTATTTGAAGGTGGCTTTGCTCTCCCCGATGACTTAGGCGAACAAGTGCTTGAGTTTATGGGGGAAGTTCCTAATTATCAAGATATGTCAATTCCTGTCAATGAGCAATATCTAGCTTCTTGGCTAGCGGCTAATCAAGTTACTTCCGCTAATAACAACACACCGCTGTCTAATGAGCAGCTACAGCAGATTAAGACTTTTGCTGCGTTACAGCCTAAGTATGTGCCTGTAGTTCCGGGAGAAGGAGACAGGTATAACAAGCGTATGGAGCAAGCTAAGCAAACTCCCGGCGCTATCTATTCTAATTTTGAAACTTATGCTACTGCAATGCAAGAGCATAATGACCAAGTACAGCAGTATATTGAACAAGAAAATATCCCTACTTCAACAGTAGTCGATGGTAAAACTCTATACTTAAACTTAGGCACTACTCCCGCTTACTATCAAGAACAAGAAGATGGTGGACAGTTAAAAAATATAGTACATTCTACTCAACGTAGTGGCAATACTTACTACACTCAAACAGGTGAGGTTGGTCAGTATGGTACTTTCGCTAGAGATGCGGTAGGCCCAGAAAAAACTTCTCCATTAAAAGACGCAGCGCCTTTCTTAGCAGCGGCAGCAGCTTTAGCAATAGGTGTTCCTATATATAAAGCAGCTACAGCCGGAGCAGCAGCAGGCTCAACCGGAGCAGCGGCTGGCGGAGAGTTGCCAATTAGTCAAATTCTAAGCGGCACTAAAACTTATCAAACATCTCAGCCTTCTTTCATAAGTAAGCTTACTAGCGCATTTGAAACAGGCACAGGAGCAGCAGAAAAAGTATTAAGTGAAGGTCTTGCTGCTGTTACCGGAGCAAGTGCTACTACAGCATCAGGCGCTCCTATAGTACAGATACCTACTTTGGGTCAAATTGCTAAAGGCGGTACAGTAGCTGCTGGTTTAGGTGCAGTTGCTGAAGGTCTATCCACAACAGGTGGTTTGCCGGGCGGTATAACCTACAGTGGCCCCGGAGCAGGCCCAGATGGTTCTTTTGACCCTAGTGTAATCTATAACATTGCTGCAACAGCGGATGCTCAAGCAGAAGAAGAAGATACTAGCGAACAAGACGCTTTAGACATAACTGCTGCTGTAAACGCTGCTGTAGATGCACTAACAAAGCCTGAAGATACTCAGGAAGTTATTGCTGCAAACGATGCAGTGACTGTTGCTAACGATAATGTACTCGAAGCCACACAAAACATAGCGACTGTAATAGAAGAAACAGAATCTGCCGTAGCTAGTGCTGAAGGTTATGCTAATTATATGCGTGGTCGCTTTGGGCCGCTCAGCTCTAATTACAAAAGAGCAAAGGCAAAAGCAGACGCCGCAAAACTAGAAGCAGAGCGCGAAGTAGACGCGGCACGTAGAAAGGAACTAGAAGCACAAGCAGAGTACAACGATGCTATAGATCTACAACAAGGTACTTACAAAGACGCTCAAGACGCTTACAGAGTAGCTCAGGTAGAAGCTCGTAGAACCGCTGAAGCAGCCGTACAGAAACGTATAGCAGCACAGAGAGAACAAGAAACGGTTGACCTTCCTGTTGTAGTCCCTGTCGAGCCAGTACCGCCACCAGAAGAACCTCCATTAGAAGTAGCTCCTCCAGTTGTAGCTCAACCTGTAGAAGAACCTACAGAAACTACAGGTGGTGGTGATGAAGGAACTCCGGCAGAGCCTGTTGTTGCACAACCTACAGATGTAGGAGAAGAACAGCCTGCATCCACAGACATTATTGCTGCTCAGTTAAGAGAAGCTATCGGTGCTGAAGAAGACCCTAATGTTAAAGAAGGTCTACAGCTAGAGTTAGACAAGTGGCTATCCGGTGGCCCTACAGAATATCAGACTGTTCCTAGTGGCCCTCCTCCTCCAGATGTAACTGGAGACTTTGACGTTACCGATGCAGTATCTTGGGTTGCCCGTCTAACAGACTATTTTAAGGAGCAACCTGCTTCTAATTTAGATATTGAGCCTACAGATCCTTTAGCTGATGACTTCCCTGAAGTACCGCTTACAGGTGGCCCTGTAGCCTTTGACCCTGTAGAGCCTGTAGAGCCTGTAGAAGACCCAACAGGCGGAACAGCAGAAACAGGTGTAGGAGCCGGAGATATAGGAACAGGAGGTGGTGAAGGCGCTGGTATTGGTGCAGGAGTGGGTGCTGGGTTAGGAGCAGGTCTTACTTTAGGGCTTGCATCAGGAATGTTAAAACCCCAAGCAGTTACTGACACTTTGTTCAAAGATATACCATTTAAGAAAAACTACCAAGCTCCTGAAATAATAGGCGCTATTGAAGATTTACCCACGTATAAAGCCCCTCAAGTTGGCTTGTTTCAAGGAATTATATAATGAGTACAACTTATTTATCATTAGTCAACAGTGTCCTTAGACGATTGAGAGAAGACGAAGTATCTGGTGTAGCTAACACAGCTTATTCTAAGATGGTAGGGGACTTTGTAAACGATGCAAAGACACAAGTAGAGAACGCACATGACTGGTCTACTCTAAGGACTACAGTAGTTGTTCCTACAGTTGAAGGAACTACAGAATATAGCCTTACAAATGCAGGAGAACGTGTTAAAATATATAGCGTTATTAACGATACTTCTAATTTCTTTATTAATTACCAAACACCTACATGGATTAACAACGCAGTCTATAACACTGGGTCTATCAGCGGCTCTCCTGAATACTACACCTACTCAGGAGTAGATAGCTCAGACGATACTAAGGTTAGAGTTTATCCTAATCCTGATGGTGTATATTCATTACGTTTTGATTTAATAGCGAGGGAAAGCGACCTATCTAATGATGCAGACGAAACTGTATTACCTGCTAATCCTATCATTCATATCTCAGTTGCTTTACTCGCAAGAGAAAGAGGAGAGACTGGCGGCACGACTGCACAAGACTACTTTGCCATTGCAGACCGTCATTTATCAGACGCAATTGCGTTAGACGCTTACAAGAATCCAGAAGAATTTATTTGGCAACCTAAGTAATGGCTCAGCAAAGACAAAACATCTACATAGGCGCTCCGGGGTTTCGTGGGTTAAACACTCAAGATTCTCCTGTGGGTCAAGACCCTTCCTTTGCTTCTGTTGCAGAAAATGCAGTCATTGACAAGTTTGGTCGTATTGCGGCGCGTAAAGGTATTAATAAGCTGACTAGCTCAGCAACGCCACTGGGGTCTAGTATAGGTGTAGAAACCATCTTTGAGTTTGTAGACTATAGCGGAGACAAAGTTGTTTTCTCTACTGGCAATAGTAAGATATTCACAGGCACCACCACACTAACTGATGTTACTCCGGGCAGCTACACAGTATCTGCAAACAACTGGAAGATTATAAACTTTGCTGACCATGCTTACTTTTGGCAGCGAGGACAAGAGCCGCTAATATACACCGATGAGTCAGGCTCTGGTGTCCTAGAGAAGTTTAGTGACCATTCTCATGCTACAGGTGTACCACCACAGGCTAACGAAGCATTAGCTGCCTTTGGTCGTGTATGGGTTGCTGACGTTACAGGCAACAAGCACACACTGTACTGGTCAGACTCTTTAGCAGGACATGCGTGGACAGGTGGTAGTTCAGGTAGCTTAGACATCACTACAGTCTGGCCTACAGGACACGATGAGATTGTAGCACTAGCGGAGTTTAATGACTTCCTAGTTATCTTTGGTAAGCGTAGCATACTATTGTACCAAGGTGCTTCATCACCATCCAGCATGACACTATCTGATACTATCACTGGTATCGGATGTATCGCTAGAGACAGCGTACAGAGCAACGGTACAGACCTTATATTCTTGTCTGACTCTGGTTTACGTAGCTTAGGTAGAGTTATCCAAGAGAAGTCTAATCCTATTGGTAACGTATCCAAGAATGTACGTGACACTATGATGCAGGCTGTAAACACACAGACAGGTAACATTAAGTCAGTGTACAGCCCAGAAGAAGCCTTCTATCTGTTGTTCTTACCTTCCTCCTTGGAAGTCTATTGCTTTGATATGCGCGGGACGTTAGAAGATGGCAGTTATAGGGCGACTACTTGGGAAGGCAACGCTCTACTGTGTGGCGAGAGAGCAGAAGACGGTACATTGTACTTTGGTAACTCAGTAGGTGTCAACGACTACAGTGATTACTTGGATGATGCTGATACGTACACATTCAAATACTTCACAAACCCACTGTCCTTTGGCGACCCCTCTAAAGTTAAGATGCTCAAAGAGATCAACTTTACAATTATAGGCGGCTCAGGTAGTGAGATAGTAGGCAACTGGGCTTACGACTACACTGAAGGTTACAGTAAGCAAGCATTCACTGTTGCTACTAGCCTTATCGCAGAGTACGGAATATCTGAGTACAACGTAAGTACGTCAGAGTACAGTGCTACTATTGTTATTGACGTTGCTAAGCTTAAAGCAACAGGGTCAGGCAAAGTAGCCACCATAGGCATAGAAGCAACAATAGACCAACGGGCCTTGTCAATACAAGAGCTAAATACTGAAGCAGTTATAGGCAGACTTATATAATGACTGATTATACAAAAACAACTAACTTTGCAGCAAAGGACTCCTTACCTTCAGGCAACGCTAACAAGATTGTCAAAGGCACTGAGATTGATACAGAATTTAATAACATTGCAACAGCGTCAGCGACTAAGGCAAACATTGCTAGTCCTACGTTCACTGGCACAGTAACTATACCCACAGCAGACATCAATGGTGGTGCTGTAGACGCTACGACTATAGGAGCATCTAGTGCTTCAAGTATCGTGGGCACAACCGTTGTAGCAAACACCAGCATCAACATTGCAGGTGATGGCGCTACTGTAACTGGCATTAAAGATGAAGATGATATGTCTTCCAATAGTGCCACCAAACTGGCTACTCAACAGTCCATCAAAGCATACGTTGACAGCCAAGTAACCGCACAGGACTTAGATGTTACTGACGGCTCATCAAGCATTGACATTGACTTAGATAGTGAGTCTCTGGGCATTCTAGGCGGCACAGGGCTATCTTCTACTGCATCAGGTACAAGTGTAACCCTTGCAATAGACAGCACCGTAGCGACGCTTACAGGCTCTCAGACGCTGACTAATAAGACGCTCACTGCTCCTACTCTTACAGGTACAGCAGTAGTAGCTTCTTTGGACATCTCAGGCGACGTAGATGTTGACGGTACGTTGGAAACTGACGCACTGTCTATCAACGGTACTACAGTAACCAGCACAGCCGCTGAGCTTAACATCCTTGACGGTGTTACGTCTACAGCAGCAGAGCTTAATATACTAGATGGTAAAGCATTTCTTGATGAAGACAATATGGCATCTAACAGTGCTACAGGCATTGCTTCTCAACAGTCCATCAAAGCTTATGTAGACTCACAGGTAACTGCACAGGACTTAGACGTTACTGATGGTTCTACATCTATTGATATTGACCTTGACTCAGAGTCTTTAGGTATCCTTGGTGGTACAGGTATTGACTCCGCTGCATCAGGTACTGGAGTAACATTGTCTATTGACAGCACTGTTGCTACGTTAACTGGTTCACAGACTCTTACGAATAAGACATTGACTGCTCCTACGCTCACAGGTACGGCTGTAGTGGCTTCTCTGGACATCTCTGGTGATGTAGATGTTGATGGTACTTTAGAAACTGATGCGCTATCTATTAACGGCACAACGGTTACGTCTACGGCAGCAGAGTTAAACATCTTAGACGGCGTTACGTCTACCGCTGCTGAGCTAAACATCCTAGATGGTGTGACGGCTACCACTGCTGAACTTAACTATGTGGACGGCGTAACTTCTGCCATACAGACTCAGATAGACACTAAGGCACCTATTGCTAATCCAACGTTCACCGGCAGCTTCACAAGCCCCGGTATTGATGATAATGCAGATGCCATAGCTATTACGATTGATAGTTCGGAAAACGTAGGTATCGGACTTACATCAAATTTAAGTGGCTTTCATGTTAATGGAAATATTCGCTCACAGAATAGTAGTTCAAATATAAGCTATATTTCTTTTAGTCAATACACTGGGACAGGCGCTGCGGGTGCTAACTATTCCTATATAGCAGGAGACGGGCGTTCTACAGGTTTCTTAACTTTATCTACCAACGATACGGAACGCCTGCGCATCACCAGCAGTGGGATTGTGGGTATTGGCAATAGCTCACCTACCCATGGGTCTCTTTGTGTTGCTGGTGTTTTCGCTTTAGACCCCGGTGGGCCTGTAGCTATTGATGCTTCTAACGGGAGACCAAACTTAGCTAGAGCCGCAGATGGTGAATTGCGTGTTGCGGCGGGCAAAGACAGTTCATCACAAATTACTTTTCACACTTGCACAAACAACACAACGAATGCAGCAGAACGCATGCGCATAGACGCATCAGGTAACGTGCTTGTTGGAACCACTGACACAACTCTTTTTAACAACACCTCTGACGGCGGCATAGCTTTGATGGGTTCAGATCGGCTTGATGTTGCTAGGGCTGGAGATGTTGTCGCTACGTTCAATCGGATGACTGATGACGGTTCTATAATCCAGTTTTACGGACAAGGGGCATTGGAAGGCTCTATAGATGTTTCTGGTAACACTGTATCGCTTGTTGGTTTTTCTGGCGCACACGCATCCAGCGGAATTGACGTTACTACTGCCAAAGGCACAGTTGTTAGCACGATTGACCAAGAGCATAAAAATAATCACGCCAAGATAAAAGTTTCAGATTCAGAAGGTGACGCTAGAGTTTATGGCGTTATAGACCGTATTTCCGAAGAAGGGGACATCATTGTTTCTGGTGTGGGTATTGGTGAAGTAAAGGTCACAGGTGCTTGCGCTGGTGGTGACTTGCTTGAATCTAACGGTGATGGCACAGCCAAAGTGCAGTCAGATGACAT